GCACAAGGTGAAAGCCCAACTCCTGCAACAACACAAGCACCAGAAGCAACAGAAGCAACACAAGCAACCACTGTTGTAGATGGAGAAGGTCCAAGAGATGAAGGAGAAGAACCAACCCTTGCAACATCTGCAACAACACAAGCGCCAGAAGCAACAGATGCAACAACCGAAAGACTTATTGAAAAGCCAACAGGTGAAGAAGGCGGAGGAGAATAATCTACTCTAATTTAATTTAATTAACTAAGGATGGCCAATAGAAATATTGGCCATTTTTGTTTGATCAGAAAAGATGATATATAATATATGGCTACATACAATTTAAAATTTAATAAAGACGATTCAGTTATCAGACATGTCATTGTTGGTCTATTAGCAGACCTTAATGATAAATTAAGCTTTTATAGACAGATTAGTAATGATGAAAGGGCAGAAATAGATGTACCTTTCTTTTATGCAGTATCTGGAGATGAAAACTTTATGAAAGATAGCTTCTTATTCTCTAGCGTCAATGGAGAGTCATGTGATCCTAATGGAGATTTTGCAGATGGTAATTACGATAAAGTACCAAGAGGTATTGTAAACCTAACTTCATTCGCAGTAGATCCATCAAAGCTAGTTAATAAAAGAAACATGGGTCATTATATGATGATGAACGAAGATGGCTTAATGGAAGGTTATGTCGCTGAATTCGAAATGATCCCATGTATAATAGGAGTTGATGTTGAAATATTAGTATCAAGTCAATTAGACCTATTTAAAGTTACTGAATCTATTGTAAAGAAAATGTACAAGGCTAATTTCTACCATGTAGATGCTGGACATTTAGAAGAGGGAACTTACAGAATTACATCTGAGTATATGATGCCAGATGATTATACACAAGATAGACCTGTTGAATATTCATTTGATGATAAACAAAACCATAAAGTTAGTTTCTCATTAGAGATTAATGCATTTATACCATCATTTGACTTTGAAGAAGATGTTTATAGAAAATTCACTAGAACTGCCTATGCTAATGCTATTGTTGGAGACTATGTAGATCCTAATGGATTCTTAGATCCTACAGTACATCCACAAGTATATTACGATACTTATGAGCCAGCTAAATGGGAAGCTAATGGAGAACAATGGATTAAAACAGAAGTTGGGGTAGATGTAACCGACTCAGTTATTTCAGAAACATTAGGTAATCAATTAACAACAGAATCTCAAATTAAACGACTTACTAGACGTAGAAAACAATCTAATAGAATGTTCGGTATTGGTAATAGTAATCTAACCGTACCTGGTATGGGAACTCCAGATAGTGCGCTACTTGGAGACAATTACGAGGTAAAAGCAAAGCAGACACCGTTCGGAGATAAAATAGACTAATAATTTGATAGATATATACAATAAGAAAACATAAAAATTTCAAAATGACAAATACATTTAACAAAGGAATTAAGTCACCTATCTTAGAAGAAGGGCAAGGATATATTTTCCATGCCGCAGGTGGAGATTTCAAAATCACAGGAAGTCATATCGAAACTGTAGCTGAAACTAATGAGACATTTAGAACTTTAGTAGCAGCAGGGAAAATATTCGATATTAACGAATCTGGTATCTCTTTTTACTATGATTACAATGCTAAATCACCAGTAACTAAAATACAAGAAGGTTCAGTAGAAAACTTTGATAGCTATTTAGCTTTAACTGAAAAGTTATCATTCTTAGAAAAAACTGCAAAAGAACTTAGAACTTCTTATGGTACAGGTGAAAAATCCGGAGCTTTAACAGAAGCTAATAAGGAAATTAAAACTACTAAAGCTGCAATAAACGAAGCGAAAGCTAGTAGCTTAACAGTAAGATTCTCATACGATGTAAATGAGAACGTATATAAAGCAGGTAATATCGAAATGCCAATTGGTTCTGAAGATAAACTATCTGAAGTATTCTTTGCATCAGCATATATTAAATATGCAGATAAAAAATTAATCGAAGCATTTCAATTAGCATGTGAAAACTATAACTCATATAAAGTATTAGATTTTATTACAGAATCTAAGAAAGGTGATGTTACTGTTGTAACAATGAGAGCTGAAAAAAATGCATTTGTATTCAGAGCAAACGAATCTACTAAATTAGCTAGCTTTGAAAAAATGCTAAGTAATGCAGCAATAGAATATGTAAAAGAACAAACTGGAGCAGATATTACTGAGCAGTTCGAAGATCTTTTAGAGTCTAATGCAATATTAGAATCTAAGAAAGCAGAAACTAAAGCACTTTACAAAGAAATGTTATCGTTCTTATATGACCAAAAAGGTAGATTAGCAGAAGCTGATAGAAACCTTCCGGACATTAAAGCTGCTGATAAATTAATAGGATCTGAAATTACTAAAGTAAATCAAGTAATAGAAGCCCTAGAAGAAGATGTATTAACTATCGAAGATGGTTATATTGATGCTACATTAAAAACAGATGTTGAGGGACTTGAAGAAGCCTCTTCAATTAAAGTGGATGCTGTAGAATATACACAAGCTGGTAAGAACGATATTCTAACTGTATTTGTTGATAGCAAACCATACAGAATAGAAAAGTACAAAATTGAAGTTCCTTCTTAAGAAGATACTACTTAATACACATCACGATCTATTAAGAAAAAGCCCATTCGAAACAAATGGGCTTTTTTTAGTATAACTAGTAATCTAATTAAACACACACTGTGCCAAGAAAAAAGAATTACTTAAATAACAAAGACCTATACAATCAGATTGTACAGTCTTTAGAAGATGATAAGCTAACAAAGGACGCTGAGAAGATGTTGATACTAATCGCAGAAAGAGCAATTAGAAAACTAGTTTATCTAAATATAGACGATAAGAACGACTGTATGCAATTTGCAATATTAGACCTTCTTAAGTACTGGAGAAACTTCAACCCTAAATATACTAACGCATTTGCATACTTTACGGAGATTGCAAAAAGAGGTTACGCTAAAGGCTGGAATAAAATCCACCCTACTAAATATAAAAATACAATGTCAATGGATCGTATCAACACTAAAGGTGGTGATGGCGAATCTGGAATGTTTAATATTTAATGTCAATAAAGAACTTAAAACCTAGTGGCAACTCAGGATTTGTACAAGGGTATTACAACCCATTAAATCCAGATAAGTATATCGGTCCAACGCCGATCATTTATCGTTCCTCATGGGAAAGAAAGTTCTGTATTATGTGTGATAATAAAGAAAGCGTATTAAAATGGTCAAGTGAACCTGTAACTATTAAGTATAAATGGTCAAAAGATGGTAAAGAACATAAGTACTATCCAGACTTCTATATGAAAACTGCAGGTGAAAATGATGAAGGTCCGGTGGAATGGCTGGTTGAAATTAAACCAGAGGCACAGATTAAAAAACCACTCCCGCCTAAGACTAAATCTAAGAAGGCACTTAATTCCTATAAATTCTTAGCCGAAGCCTATATTAAAAATCGTGATAAATATGCTTATGCAAATGCTTGGTGTGAAAACCGAGGTTGGCGATTTATAGTCTTAACTGAAAAGACACTTAAATAATGGGACAAGTTAAAAAACAAATAGGAGAATTATCTAAAGAAGCTGGCGGCATGGCAAAAGCAATCACTGCAGCAGAAGATTGGTTTAACACTTCTAAAAAGGCTGTTAGAGAAAAAGCAGTAGCTAGATCAGCAGGTCCATTCCAACAAGGTAAGATATATGTGTTCAGATATGAAAACCCAATTGCCGCAGAATGGTGGGATAGCAATCCAGTAGTATTGGCACTGAACCGCTCAGATACAGGTAATGACATGGGTATTAATCTTAATATGTTACCAGTCCCTGTAAAGCAAGACCTCTTAGATTTCATCTATGAGCAATATAAAGGCTATATACAAGGACAGAATAGAGGTTCAAAAATGGAGAACGCTAGAGCACAAGGACCATTATCATTATCATACCAAGGAGCTAAAACATTCCTAAAGAGATATGGCTTTGATTTTGCAATTAGACAGTATGCCACAACTCGTAAATCTCAGCAAGTTGTAGTGTCATACGAAAACTGGGCAAGAATAGCCCTGTGTGACTTTTTAGAGCTCAATGGCTCATCAGTTGGACAGATAAGGGCAGCCTTCAGAAACCATCTAAATAAATGAGATATATAAAACAGAAATAATACTATATTATGGCAGGATTTACTGACAAACGAAACGGACCACTTAGTTCAAACACAAGACCATTTAGCCTTTCAAATGCTTTGAAAACGCTAAGTTCTTTTGGTATGCGCTATGATGACATGGTGCTAAGACAATCTCAAGCAATTGGTCCAATGGAAGATCAGTTCGGTTACAAAGAGATGAACCCGTTCGGATTAGACAACGATGATATTTATGGTGCATTTGCTGCACTATCCATGGGAGATATAAACATGAAAAAGAACGTACCGTTCTTTGATACTGATTACCCAGGAAAAAGAGACGAACTTAGAAGGTTTGCACAGAATGATGAAATTGAAGATATACTAGATATACTTTGTGATGAAGCAATAGTATATGATGATAAAAACTTCTTTGCTCAACCAGATATAGCAGGACTTGATGTATCAGATGATGTACAAAAAGACCTTAACAAATACTTTAGACAAATCTATCACTACTTTGGATTTAATGGTGAACAATCAGCTTGGTACTTTTTTAGAAAGTTCTTAGTAGATGGTTACTTATCATTTGAGATAATTTATTCCCCAGACCAAAAAGAGATTATAGGTTTTAAAGAGATTGATCCAGTTACTCTAATGCCAGGTTACAATAAAGACGATGGTAAAAAAGTATGGGTTCAGTTTAAAGATGATCCAACAAAAGAAAGAGTGTTATATGATTCTCAAATCATTTATATTGCATACTCTTCACTTTCAACAGCATCGAGAGTATCTTATGTTGAAAGATTAATAAGATCATTTAACCTACTTAGAATTATGGAACACACCAGAGTAATCTGGGCAGTGACTAACGCTTCATTTAGAATGAAGTTTATTATACCTGTAGGTGGTAAATCTAAAACTAGAGCAAAACAATCGTTAGCTCAGTTAATGAATAACTATAAAGAGGTAGTTGATTTTGACTTTGAATCAGGAACATTAGAAACTGATGGTAAGCCAATGCTACAATTTAGTAAAGAATACTGGTTACCTTCTAAAGATGGTGAAACACCAGAAATCGAAACTCTTAGTTCTGAAGGACCAGATCTTTCAGATACTGAAGCAGTTAAATATTTCCAAGATAAACTTAAAGAGGTTTCTAAAATTCCTTACAACAGATTCTTATATGAAGATGATGGTGGTGACTTTGCATTAGCAGGTGATGGTATGGTAAGAGATGAAATCAAATTCGGTAAGTTCATTAAGAGATTAAGATCTGTATTTCAAGAGATATTGGTTAAGCCAATGTACATTCAAATGTGTCTTAAATACCCTGAGTTCCAGGACGATCCTCAATTTAAGACTCAAGTAGCCTTAAGATATAATGAAGAGAATATGTTTGCTGAATTAAAAGAACAAGAGGTTATGTCATTAAGATTAGACTTTATCTCAAGTATGAGAGATAGTTTAATGACAACTAATCAAGAAACAATGGAAGAGGAATATTACTTCGATCAAGAATACTTAGTTAGAAAGTACTTAAAACTGTCTGACGACGAGATTAGAGCTAACAAAGCATTTAAAGCAAAAGATAGAAAAACTGCTGCAGATCAACCTGAAGAGGAAGATGACGGAATGGGCATATAGCCGCTAATCCTAGATAGTTAAGAAAAAGAGATATATAAAATATGAAAATTATTAAAACATTCGAAGAGTTTATTTCAGAAGACTCGTTAAAGGCAGGAGAAGATTCTAAAATATATGTAGAAGATCAGACTTTAGATTCTGGTGCTACTATTAAATCTGCAGAAATATTAGGAGCGATTACAGCTTCTAAAACTGAAAGCGATTTTAAAGATTACTTCTATAATGAATATGGACAAGATGCATTCGCTGAGGGCGAAATGGATATTTTAGCGGCATATTACCTAGATAAATCTGCAGAAGACGCAGAGGTAGAAAAGGAAGCTGGTGACGAAGAAGAGGAAGATGACAAAAAAGAAGGCGATGATGGAGGCCTAGATATTGACATCTAAAAGATATTAAGATAATTGCATAATACAAGTAGATATATAATAAAAATAGATAAATCATAGTTATGGCAAATAACAACAACTTATTAATTGTTGAAATGTCTTCATCTCAGTTAAAAGTAACCGATACTGAGAATAAAGATTACATTCTAGAAGGTATATTTGGTCAAATAGATCAAAAGAATAAAAACAATCGAATCTATACTGAGAGCGAATACGTTCCTCAGATAGAAGCTTTACAAGACAAGATTAAGTCTTCTAAGCTATTAGGTGAGTTAGATCACCCACAGCAATTCGATATTTCCCTTAAGAGTGTCTCTCATATTATTGAAGAATTATATTACGACAAAGAATCAAAAGAAGTAAGAGGTAGAATCAAATTACTAGATACTGACGCAGGACGTCAAGCTAAAGCCCTAGTAGATGCTGGTGTACCATTACAAATCTCATCAAGAGCAGCTGGAGCCGTTGAATCTAACGGAAAGGTAAAAATCAAACAATTATTCACTTACGATTTAGTTGCAGATCCAGGATTTGCAAACGCTGAATTAAAAAGAGTTAACGAATCTTATGGATTCGATGATAATTCAGGTTTATGGATATATGATTTAACTGAAACTAATGAATCACTTGAAGAGACACAAGAAATTACTAAAACCAATAAAGAATCAAATAATAAAGAAAAAAACATGGCAGAATTTGTAAAAGCTGAAGATTTCAATAAGTATTCTGAGTACTTAGCTAACGAAATGAAAAGCATTAAAGAGTCTATCGGCGCAACAAACGAAGACGAAACGTTAGAAGATGTAAAATCTCATAACGACCACATAGTTGAAAGCGTAAATACTCTCTCAGAATACGTTGAGTATTTAGCTGGCAAATTAGACGAGTCCATCCAATATTCGGAACACGTCGCAGAAAAAGCAGATCAAGGTATAACTTATACTGAGGCTGTTGCTGAAAAATTAGATCAAGGTATTCAATACTCTGAGCATTTAGCAGAATCAATTTCTAAAGTTAAAGATTTCGCAGATCACGTTGCTGAATCAACTAACGAAGGAGCTACTAAAGCTGACAATCTTTTAGCCTATGTTGATTACTTAAAAGAAAACTTACAATCAGTATCTGAGTATGCTGAATACATTGCAACATCTATTAATGAAAGCGTAGTTGAAGAAACTGAAGAAGTTACTGAAGATGACGAAGCTGATGCACCTGGTGCTGAAAAAGAAGAAGCTGATGTAGAAGAAGTTGGTGATAATTCAGAAGAAGGTGATGTAGATCCTAAAGGTGATATTGGCGAACCTGCTGAAGAATTAGAAGATGAAACTAAAGACGTAACTGCAGATGAAAAATCTGAAGAAGCTGAAGCTGGTGAATCTGAAGAAGAAGCTGAAGGTGAAGATGGTGCTAAAGAAGTAGTTGAAGAGGAAGAAGTTGAAGAAACTGAAGAAGTTGAAGAGACTGAAGAAGTTGAGGAAACTGAAGAAGTTGAAGAAACTGAAGAAGTTGAGGAAACTGAAGAAGTTAAAGAGACTGAAGAAGTTGAAGAGACTGAAGAAACTGAAGTAACTGAAGAAGATGAAGCTGGTGAAGGTGCTGAAGAAGTAGCTGAAGAAGATGAAGCTGGTGAAGGTGCTGAAGAAGTAGCTGAAGAAGATGAAGTTGAAGAAGGAAACGCATTCGGTGCTGCAAGAGCTAAAGCAATCGCAGACGGCGAAAAAACTTTTAAAGTAGGTGATGAAGAATTTGACGTTGAAGACGTTGATGCTGAAGATAAAGAAAACGCTGAAGAATTTGTTGAAGAAAAAGAAACAGAACACCACACTGAAGAAGTTGAAGAAACTGAAGAAACTGAAGTAGCTGAAGAAGATGAAGCTGGTGAAGGTGCTGAAGAAGTAGCTGAAACTGAAGAAGTTGAAGAAACTGAAGAAGTTGAAGAAACTGAAGAAGTTGAAGAATCTGCTTTAGATACTTACAAGAACGAAATTGCGTCTAAATTAGATGCATTAGTAGAAGCTGCACAAGTTAAAGAAAACGAAGCTCCAGCATTCTTAAATATAGTATCTGGTAAAGTACAAGAATCTTACAATACTTTAAATGAAGATGCTAAAACTGAAGTTAGAGCTAGAGTGGCAAAAAGATCATTTATGAATGAGTCACAAATCAGTGCTATCATTGAAAACGCTAACGCAGTTGTTGAAGCTAGAACTAACGAACCATTCTTTATCTCTGCAATACCTGTAGAATATAAAGAAAAGTTTGAAGCTCTTACTGAAGCAAAACAAACACAAATTAAAGCTCAAGCAAAATACCATAACTTAAATACTGAATATCAGGTTAGAAACTTCTGGGAAACTAGAGACTTAAGAGAGGTAAAAGTTGACTTAGAAAAATTAGCAACGGTAAACGAATCTGCAGCAGTTAAAACTGAAGAGGAAGCTAAACCGTTATATGATGTAACTGATATGGCTGCAGCTTTAAACAAAAGATTTAAAAAGTAATATATATAAAATAATAAGATCGACGATAAAAGAGTGACAGAAGCAGAACACTCAAGCAAGTCGAGTTTCTAACGAATAATCGAAAGAAACGTAAAAACCATTAAAAATAATAAAAATCAAAATGGCAAATTTAATTAACGAAGCTGAGATCAGAGGTACTTGGGCTCCTATTATTGAGGAAGCAACAGGGATCAATGAATCTAGCAAACTAGCTTGGATGTCAGAATACTGTCACAATCACAAGCTTTATGAAGACGCAAACATTATGGCGTTAAATCCTGGTATGAACTTAGCAGGTATGGGAGACACAAGTTTTCCTAGTGCAAACGGTGTAGGATCTGGAGACAAAGCTCCAACTCTTTTACCTTTAGCTATGCAAGTAGCTGCACAAACTATCGGTTTAGACCTAGTACCTGTTGTACCTATGGCTGGACCAATGGGATTACTATCTTACCTTGACTTCGTATACGAAGGAGGTGCGATCGGTGGTGCTGCTCCTAACTATGCAGATGGTACTGTAGCTCCAACTTATATCAAAGCTAACATCGGCGTTGCCGCTGCTGGTAATGATGAAGCTGCTGGAACTTCAAGAATAGATGGTAAACCAATCATTAAAGTGGTAGACGCTTTAGGAGCTGGTGAAGCAACTATTTCTGCAAGATATGCTGGTGCTGAATTAGTAGCTGCTTTAGAAGACCATATTCCTGGTTTCTCTGGTGCTGCTGGTGCTTTAGGTTCTCCAATGTCTAGAGGTTTAGGTGAATCTACAAGAGACAAAGTAATGGGCTTAAGCTTATTCTCAAAAAGCGTTGCTGCTGAAACTTTCCAAGTTGCTGCTGCCGTAACAAGAGAACAAGTACAAGACCTTAAACAATTCGGTGTAGATGCAGTTGCTCAAGTAGAAGCTGTATTAACTAACGAATTAACTCAGTCAATTAACAATCACATCTTATTAAAGATGAGAGATTTAGCTGGAACTAACCTATTCGGTGTAGATGCTAATAATGACGCAGTAGCTATGAATATTGCTGTAGCTGGTGGAGAAACTAAAGGTGACTCACACAGAAGAATCTTAACTGCAATCCTTGCTGCTGGTAATTTAATCGCGCAAAGAGGTAGAAGAGGTGCTGGTAACTTCGCTGTAGTAGGTGGAAAAGTTGCATCTGCTTTACAAGGTGTTTCTGGTTTCGTAGCATACCCAATGGCTAACACTATAAACCAAGTTGCTGGTGCAATATATCCTTTAGGATCTATCGCTGGTATCAACGTTTATACTGACCCATCTGTAGCTTTCGAATCAGTTGAGATCTTAGTTGGTAGAAAAGGTGACGGTAACGGACCTGGATTAGTATTCATGCCTTACTTAATGGCTGAATCAGTACAAACTATCGTTGAAGGAACTATGGCTCCGAAAGTAGCTGTAAAATCTAGATACGCATTAGTTGAAGCTGGATTCCACCCAGGAACTCAATATGAGAAATTCTCATTAGAGAACTTTGCACTATAATTTATAGTCTAAATTTTATATTAAAGACCCTCTTAATTGAGGGTCTTTTTTTTTGCTCATTTTTAGGAAGATATATAATCTATCGGAATAATTATAGAAAATTAAGATTTTAATATGAAAAAAATTAAATTAGGTAAAAAGATTCAATTGCTAGAAGATTTTTCTGCAAGTGATCTTTCTAAACCATCACAATCAGTTACACCGGCGGCCAAAACAAAACCAGCTTCTATTACTGTAGATAAGGTAGTGGCTCAGCCAACTGAAGCACCTGAAGCTCCAGTAGCAAATGTAGTATCAGGTGAAGAGGTACGAGCTGAAATAATCAAAGATGTTGATGCTATATTAAATAATTTAGATGCTCTCTCAAAGCAAATCACAGAAGCAGTTTTATTAGAAGCAGACGAGTGGTTTGAGGATGATGCTTTATTTGAATCAACAGAGGCTATTAATGAAGAAGATAGTTTTTTAACTAAAATGTTTGCAAAATTTAAAGCTACTAAAGCCTACTCTACAAGAATGGGCCAATACTCAGCCCTTAAAAAGAAAGAGCGAGGAGCTGAAGTAACTAAAATAGAATTAGAAGGTCAGTTTGATGCAAAAAAAGACCAACTAGAAGCTCAAATAAAAGACAAGATTGCTGCTAAAATTAAAACACAAATTGATAAGGTTAATCAAAAAGATATAACTCCGGAAGCTAAAAAGGAGATTAAAGATAAGATATACGCCAAGAGGGATGAATTATTAAAAGGTTCTAATAAGAAAATCGCAGAAAAAATTAAGACTAAAAAAGAAGCAGTTACTGCAAAGGCAAAACAGGCTATTACAGCAGCGGAAGCAGAAACTAAAAAAATGATTGATGATAACCCAATCGATAATGAAAAATATACTAATTTATGGGACGCCTATAAATTAGATGTAGACAATAGACATGAACTTCTTTTAATAGACATGAAAGCTGAGGCAACTATGGATGCCGATGATAAAGATGAAGATCAAATAGAAAAAGATATTAAAACGGCTGACGAACAGAAGAAAAAACAAGAAGCCCGCGCTGCAGAAAGAGCTAAGATATTAGAGTTAAGAGCAAAAAAAATAAAAGAGAAAGAAGCAAAAGAAGATGCTAAGCTTGATGATAAGCAAAAAGAGGCTAAAGAGAAAATAGACAAATACATATCTGCACAGGTTAGCTTTGATGCTGGTGAAATGAAGCAAGAAGAATTTGATAAGGTTGAAAAGATTAGTGCTAGTACTTTTAAAGATAGAGCACCAGGTATTTCTGATGAAGACGCTGAAAAACTATATGATAAACTTGTTAATAAGAGCTCTAAAGGAAAGAAAGAAGGTGGCGTTGACGGGCTTACAGATGCTGAGTTAGATAAGAAGCTTGAGACTAATAAGCAAAAGCTTGAAGATGCGAAGAAAGACAAGACAAACTCTCCGTTTGTGATTAAAAAATTCGAAATTGCAGTTGCTACCGGTGAATTGAGAAAGGCACAAGCATCTGAAGACTCTGAAAAAATCGAACAGGCTCAGAACAAATTAGATAAGTTCAAGAAAGAAAGCAAAGAATTAGCTGATAAAGAGGGATTAAGTTCTAAAAAAGATGAATCAGTAGTTAATGAAGCTAATGATATGTCTGTTAAAAAACTTTCAAAATATACAGGGTTTAAAGAAGATGAATATGAAAGAGTTGTTTACGCATTTAAGTCTAAAGAACTAGGTAAAATGCAATTTCAAGCTGAGCCATCATTTACAACAATAGACGGCAACTTTAGAGATGACGAACTACATATTGAAGTAGACAGAAGAATGGCTAATATTGCACATGCTAAAGTTCTTGGACAAATAAGAGGTTACAAAAACATTATAGCATTCTTAAAAGGAGGCGGAGCAGAAAAATATGAATCTGGTAGCTTAAAAGAAATAGAGAAGTATTTAAAAAAGTTTGATTTTAAATCTATATCTGAATCTAAGTTACACGAATCAATGACAGTAGCTCAGAAATTCAAAGCATTAATGTAATATTAAAGAGAGCGCTTAGCGTTCTTTTTTGCAAGTTTAAGAAACTCCTCTCGTTCTGCGAGCAGGAGTTTTTTGCATTTCTTACGAAACTCAACCGATGATTTAAGTATACGACTATCAATCATAGGAGCCTCTAATACATCATAATATTCTGAGTGTATAAAGTTCTTAAGATCAAAGTTCATAAACTTAGCCTTAATAGGTTTAAGTGAAATAGCACAATACCATTCAACAGTATTATATGAACGTTCTAATCCCTTTTCAGATAGGGCAGTATCGGTTCTCATATCCCAATAAATTTTAGTAGAAGTAGTAGATCTAGGTCTTTGCATTTTTAAGACACACTCCATGAATTGGTCATCATCGGACCACTTAGCAAGATTCCTATGAGTTATTAGAAACTTTCTTAAGAATCGTGGTAAGTACTTTAAGATGATACCATATCTGTTTGCGGGCCAAGGACCACCAGTCTTTTCAATACGTATACTCATATACTATATTTATCTATGAAACATTTTAGGCATTTTACACTATAACAATTAAACATATACTGCATGCAATCAATCAACCAATTATTTACAGAGAAGTATAGACCTTCTACATTAGAACAACTAATCTTACCAGATGCGGTAATGAATAAGTTTAAAGATGGACTAGTCCAGAATATGTTGTTTACGGGCTCACCTGGGACAGGTAAGACTTCTTGTGCAAAAGCCATAGTAAATCAGTTTAAACTCCCTTATCTGTACATCAACGCGTCCACAGACACTTCTGTTGAGGTGATTAGGACTAGAATTATAGACTTCTGTTCAACAGTGTCTATTATGGATGCACCTGGTATGTTTAAGGTAGTAATTCTAGATGAGGTTGATGGTGTATCAGATCAATTCTTTAAAGCACTTCGTGCTACAATGGAGCAATTCGCTAGTAACTCTAGATTTATTGCAACATGTAATTATATCAATAAACTACCAGATCCAATTCTATCAAGATTTGAAGTTATTAATTTTGACTTTGATAAAGAAGAGGAAACAGAATTAACAAAGAAGTATATCCGTAGAGTATATGATATTTGTAAAGAAGAAGAAATGACTATTGAGAAAGATGCTCTTGTAGAGTTTGTTAGACGTAACTTCCCAGATTTAAGAAGTACTCTAAATAAACTACAAGGATTTAAAACTCAAGGAACTACTGCGATTACAGTTGATAATGTAAAGAAATTTAATTCAGTCTATAAAGACGTATTTGAATTAGTCTTTAAAGAAACGGATCCAGCAAAGAATTACCAGATGTTAGTAAGTAATTATTCTAATAGAGTAGATGATATTTTACAAACATTAGGTGAAGAATTTATAGAATATATACAACAAGAACAATTGCAATCAGTTAAGCATATCCCACAGATCATTATTTCTGTAGCTAAACATCAATCGCAGAGAGTTCATGTCATAGATCCTGTAATCACAATGTTAAGTTGCGTTTACGAGATACAAGGAATAATTAAAAGTAATTAAAAGCAAAATAAGTGGCAAATAATTTTTCTATGTCAATTATTTTTCGTATATTGTACATAGATATTAAATAACAAAAATATGAAAGTGGGAAAACATACATTACTAATCGACGGAAACTATTTTGTTTTCAGTAGATTATTTGTCTTACCAAAACCAAAGAATGGTAAGTTACTAGGAGATGATAAACAGAAATCTCAATTCATGAGAAAGCTAGCAATTGACTTTGCATCTGAAATGCGTAAGCTAAAGATGTTTGTCGATGATGTAGTATTAACTGTAGATTCAAAATCATGGCGTAAAGATTTATTTCCAACTGCTGAATACAAAGGCACTAGGAAACAAAATAGCAGTGTAGATTGGACTGCAGTCTATGAAGTCTATGAAGCATTTCAAGATATTGTAGCTACTAAAGGTGTTACTGTACACCAAATACAAGGTGCTGAAGCAGATGATGTTATCTTCGGATGGTCAGCTGCTCTAAATGCTAGAGGTAAATCATGTATCGTATGGTCAGGTGATAGAGATCTAATTCAATTAGTTAACTACTCAGAAACTAATGACGCGCATACGTTATGGTATTACAATACTAAAAAGACACTTTATGGTTACGAAGGTTTCAATAAAGACATGGAGACATCAGCCGCTAAAGAACTAACAAGCGACGATATGTTATTCAATATGGGTGGACAACACATGTTGCGTGATGATTACCAAAGAGATATTCTAGACTGGATTAAAGCTAATAAGATTTCTATTAAAGAAGTTGATTGCGACAAATTCATATTTCAAAAGATACTTACCGGTGACAAATCAGATAATATTGCATCAGTTGTTACATGGCAAAAGGAAATGAAGAACGGCAAGTTGCGTAACTATTCTATTACTGACAAAACAGCAGATCTTATATGGGATCAATATGTTAAAGAATATAATAAAGATTTTACTATTGATTTTCTATTCTCATCAGAAGCAAAAGACATCTTAGTAGATATTATCTATAGAGTTGTTGGCCATAGTTCTCAAACGCTAATCAAAACAAATCTTACGCAGAATATAGCTCTAATGTTATTACATAACAAGACTATTCCAGATCCAATTCAAAAGGCTATTTATGCTGCTATTGAAAAAGATTGGGAAGGTGCTATCGAGAATAAGAATTCTATTATGGAAATGGATAAAATTCTAGAAGGAACTGATTGGTTAGAAGGAGCTAAAAAGAATACGTTCGCACCAGATCCTTTTGCAGGAATGGATATTCCAAAAGAAGAATCTCCAATGAAGCTGGTAGGTAAGAAAACAAAAAAGGTTAAGAAAGACCCAAGTAAAAAGTTATTCTAATATGACATTAACAGATTATATTCAAATTGAAGAAATATTAGCAGAAGCAAACGCACATGGATTAAAACCAGAAGTTATAGAACTTGCTACTAAAATAGAAATGCTTCATAATCTTTCAAAAGTGGATGCACATCAACATGCATTTAAAACACTAATAGGGTAAACTTTACCCTTTAAGGACATATAACTAATATGCTAGATGATACTAAACTGTTTGACTTTGTAAAAATAATGTTTACAAAGCCACAACAATATAAGAAAATAAAACAACACACTAAAAAGCGACATCATTTCATGATTAATCGTTTCATGTCTATTAAATATCCTGCAAATGCAATGATGTTTAATATTAATGGGATTAATGGTGGTAGTGTAGTAGAGTGTTGGTCCGTTGTCGCCTCTAGATTCCAATCGGTGCCCCGATGGTTTTATACTAAAACCAAAAAAGCAAAGAAAAATACGCCTGATAAATATAATCCCAGCGAGAAAGCTGTATCTATTTATATGGACAAAAACGAGATTGGTAATAGAGAATTTAGCGAACTAAAAGAATTTGCTAAGGAAGCTCTGTTTTCTGATTTAAAAAAAATTGAAGAACAAATAGAGGTTTATGCAAAAGATAAATGATCATTTTACTGAAATAATAGATATTACTTTATACCGATATAACTCAATAGATTTAAAACTATGGGGTATTATTAATAGAGATACTAAATCTAGGCCTATGACTCCTAACAG